TTACTGGACACCTACAGAAAAAAATGGATTAAAGAACAGGTTGATTATTCCCTATATCTATCAGGGGGAAATCATTGGCTACACAGCAAGAACTATTTTACCTGATGTTAAGCCCAAGTATTACAGTGATCATCCTGCAGATTTTGTTTTTAATTTAGACACACAGCAGCGCGACTGGAAATTTGTTATAGTCTGCGAGGGAGCATTTGATGCTATGTCTGTAGACGGAGTCAGTGTCAGTGGTGCTGAGATCAGTAAACAGCAAGCAGAGTTAATAGCAAGATTAAATAGAGAAGTTATAGTAGTTCCAGACTGGGATAAAGCAGGTAAAAATTTAGTTGAAGTAGCGATGAACTATGGTTGGACAGTAAGTTTTCCTACTTGGCGTGAGACCTGCAAAGACATCAATGAGGCGACGATAAAATATGGTAAGTTATTTGTAATCAAGGACATATTAGAGAATCGAGAAAGCAACAGTTTAAAAATTAAATTAAGACAACGAGTGAATAATTAATGAAAGAATACAATACTGACATACAGAGATTATTTTTAGAGATGATGTTATTAAATCCTGAAAATTTTATCAGGGTGCAAAATATTTACAATCCGGAAAATTTTGATAGGACTTTAAAGACTGCTGCTAGATTTATTCGTGACCATTGTGCCGAATATGGCACTATGCCTAGTGCGGAACAAATAAGTTCTGTATCTAATGTAGAATTTAGAAAATTAAGTGCTCTAGACAAGGGTCATCATGAATGGTTTTTAAATGAATTTGAGAATTTTAGTCGTCGTAAAGAGTTAGAACGTGCTATTTTAAAATCTGCAGATTTAATAGAAAAAGGTGAATATGATCCTGTTGAAAAGTTAATCAAGGATGCTGTTCAGATAAGTTTAACTAAGGATTTGGGAACTGATTTTTGGCATGATCCAGATGGGATGTTATCTAAGTATTTCGACAATGGTGGACAGGTTAGCACAGGCTGGCCGCAGTTAGACCGATTATTGTATGGTGGATTTAGTCGTGGTGAATTAAACATATTTGCTGGCGGTAGTGGTTCTGGTAAATCATTGGTAATGATGAATATTGCGTTAAATTGGATTAGTGCTGGTCTTAGTGGCGTTTATATAACATTAGAATTATCTGAAGAATTAACCGGATTGCGAAGTGCTGCTATGTTAACAAATATGAGCACTAAAGACATTCGTAAGGATAAAGAAAACACTGCGCTCAAGGTCAAACTTGCTGGCAAGAAATCTGGTAGTTATCAATTAAAGTCTTTTCCAGCACAGAGTAACATTAACCATATTCGTTCCTTTTTAAAAGAATTTCAAGTTCAGACTGGTAAGCAGATAGATTTTATGATGATTGATTATTTGGATTTATTGATGCCTATTAGTGCCAAGGTAAATCCCAGTGATTTGTTTATCAAGGACAAATATGTCAGTGAAGAATTGCGTAATTTAGCTAAGGAATTGGGTATCTTGATGGTTACTGCCAGTCAGTTGAATCGTAGTGCAGTAGAAGAAGTAGAATTTGATCACAGTCATATAAGTGGTGGTATTAGTAAGATTAATACTGCTGACAATGTTTTTGGTATTTTTACTTCTAGATCGATGCGTGAGCATGGAAAGTATCAGATACAATGTATGAAATCTAGGAGCAGTAATGGTGTTGGACAGAAGATTGATTTAGAGTATAATGTAGACACTATGAGAATCACAGATCCTGGTGAAGACGGGGTTCAAGGTAATTTAAGACCTCAGCCTGGTAGTATTCTGAGTCAAATTAAGGCTAAAACAACTGTTGCGGATTCTGCGAGTATACCAGAAGAGTCTAAACCGGATGCGGACATAGCCAGCACCAAGTTAAAAAAGATGCTTGCTACGTTGAAGAGTGGTGGTTAAGGCAAAAATACTAAATACTATTAAATGGGGCTAATCTTGCAGAAAAAAACACGTAGTATTTTAGAAGAATTGGATACAATACGTATTCAGCGTGATCGTGAGAACTTGGTTGAAAGTAGGGCTAATCACGTCATACAGGGTGCTATTAATCTAATTAATTTTATTCGCGAGAATTATGAGACTGAAGTAGCCGATGAATTGGAGAGGCGATTGTTAAATAGTATTCGAGGTCAAGATCCCGCTAAATTTTCCAGAGGTGTAAAGAGGATTAAAGATGAGAATAAGTGAAGTTAAGGTATCTAGAAAAACACAACGATTAAAAAATAAAGTAAAAAATCGTGTGATGAATCCACCTGCACCTGCTACACCTGCACCTGCTACACCTGCACCTGCTACACCTGCACCTGCTACACCTGCACCTGCTACACCTACGCCTACACCTGCTACACCTGCACCTGCTACACCTACACCTGCTACACCTACACCTGCTACATCTAGAGTTAAATCTATGGGTACAGTTAGCGCAGGTGGTGCAGGCACAGCAGTGATGACTGGTTTATTAAAAGGCATGGGAGCAGATCCAACTAATGTTATTAATACTAGAAGAAATGAAATTAAAAATCGTGTGAATTTTTCTAAGCAAGAGTTAGATAAAATTACACAAGATGCTGCCATACTTCGTCAATTAAAAGCGCAAGAAAATCTAGTATCCAGACAAAATGCACAAAATATAAAACAAATTCAAGTTTTAAACAAAAGAATTAGAGACGTATTGAGTAGCAGACCAATGACACCAGAGATACAAAAATTCTTATCCGACAATGGAATTGATATTAGAGATTTGAATTTAGCATCTTCTGATGCGTATAGTGCCAATACTATGCAAGAATCTATATTATACAACTCCTATCAACAATTTAAAAAACAAATCAACAAAAAATGAAACTATTCGAGATAAAAAATCAACCACCTCGTTGGGAATATCTTACCGAGTCTGCTGATAAAGCACTTCACATTGAGCATCTCGAGGACGAGATATTTAATAAAGGATATATCGGTGCTGTGGAAATATCAGATTATTTCAAAGGATTACACGCTATGCTCACTGAGAATGGGACTGGGGAAACTACCAAAGTCACCGTTAAGTGGGATGGCAGTCCGGCAATCCATTGTGGCATTGATCCAGAAGATGGTAAGTTTTTTATTGGAACAAAAAGTGTCTTTTCTAAGAATGCAAAGTTATGTAAAAAAGATAGTGATATTGACACTTGGTATGGAACTCAAGGAGATTTGGCACATGTATTAAAGATGTGTTTAAAACATTTACCAAAACTTGGAATTACTGGTGTTATCAAAGGTGATTTAATGTTTTGTGCAGGATCAGACCATCAATTAGTTCCTACGACCATTGATGGCGTTGACTATATTTCTTTCACACCCAACACACTAACGTATTCAGTTCCATCGGATTCCAAAATAGCCAAAGAAATGCAAAAAGCACAGATTGGAATTGTTTTTCATACTGTATACAACTGGGAGCCTCCGACTAAAGAAGAGCAGGAATATAGAATTCAAAATGGGCTAGAGCCAAGAAGTGATACTGCGAATTTACCGGATATGAAAGCTCACTATAGATTTAGTAGCAACAGTATCAAGAAGCATCCTGATGTATGGTGGGATGATGCTTATTATGAAGATTTGACTGGTATAGCAACTCTCACACCGCTAGAATCTTCTAAAATACTTAATGAGTTAGCCAGATTTGACACCACAGTAAAAAAGATAAATCAAAGTAAATTCAATGCTATGTTAGTATCTGAAAAAAGTTCCGATTTTGTCAGTATGATTAAGCCATTTATAAATTTAAGAATCAAATCAGGAACCACCCAGGTCGAGAGCACCACTGAGTTTTTAAATGATTTTATCGCTTATGTAAAAGATAAACTTAATAAAGAAATTAGTAAATTAAAAACTGGTTCGCAGAGTCCTGCTGCTCAGAAAAGGATAGACAGAATAGAAAATTTGGAACAATTTATTGCTGATAACTCAAACACTTTATTAGGTATCTTGGCTATTTACAAAAAAACCATTGAATTAAAGTTAT